GTAAGAACAGTTGCATGGTTGCGTATCATACGCCAACCACTACTCAACTGCACAGGTCGAGTCTGACAAAATTCAACTTGCTCGAATTCATAGACAGGCGTTTCCACAGTCATGGCATAGCCACAGCTGCGAAACCATTTGTCGAATCCACGCATGAATTTGCCTAACTTACTTCGCTCCATAAACACAACACAATCATCGCCATTATTGGCCAACTCAATTTCAACACGACGTATCTTTGCATAGACCCAGACCATCGCACACATGATTAAGCAATTGCCTAAAGATGTGTTCAAATCACCGGAACTACGTGTTCCACGCATCGTGAAATCCACTGAACCATCAACTGATTTAGCGGTTCCACGATTGCGTAGTTGCCATTTAAGCAACCTTACAAGCTCCCCCGAACCAGGAAAGAGTTGCAAGTAAAAAGAATGTTCGTAGCACAACGCTTCCAATGACGTGTGCATGTCGAATTTAGTTGCATCAAGACCCAAGCCAACTGGACATTTAAATCTGTCCCATTTAGCCCGGAGTATTGTGGCGGAAACATCACTGTTAACGCCTTTGATGACGGTTGCTGGAGTTCGGGCACCAAACACACTATTAATCGCTTTAAAATAATGTTTCTCAGCATGTTTTAAATAGGTGCCCAAAACGAGGTTGTATCGCGCCGACCGGGGATTAATCACCCTAGGTGCTTTGCTAACATCCTGCTTCTCGAATTTGACAAAGGATTTCAGAAAAGAATCACGTTCCACCAACGGATCCCTCTGTAGAGATAGAAGTGCATTCTCATAAACAACACGCTTAGCACCGTGGTAGCAGTCAACAACTTGTTGGCGGCTCATCCGGGGTAACTTGGGCATGTGTTCAGCAACACTATTACTAAACTCCTTAAACAGATTACAATCTGAAAACCTATTCGAGGCAACATCCAACGCTGGTCTAAACGAATCACCTTCTTTACACAAGAAGTATCGTTCGACGAAAGCGCGTTGGATGGTATCAACGTTATTATTATAAACACCCATATTGCGTAATGGGCCAAACCCGGAAGAAACAACAAACTTCCGGGTTTTAGGGGGCATCCCGTTCCTGCGCGCACACAATTGGCCGCGACATTGCGTT